GTTCCGCGTCAACCAGCAGACCACCAGCACCTTCTCGCTGGACGGCTACGACGCCACCAACACCGACTGGTATCCGCCTGGCTCCGACACCGGCACCGTGGCCAAGGTCAGCGGCTGGCAGGAGATCGGGCAGATTCTGGGCATCGACGGTGGCGGCGGCGGCGTGCGCAACATCACGGTGCAGCCCTACGACCGCCGCACGCCCATCAATATCCCGGTCGGCTTCGAGGCGTCGACGCTCAGCTTCACGCTGGGCTACGACCCATCCCGCGCTGACCAGATTGCGCTGCTGGCCGCATCCCGCGTGCTGGGCAAGCGCGCCATCAAGTTCGCGCTGCCAGGCGGCGGCTTTGCCTACTGCTACGGCACCGTGTCGCTGGCGCCCGTGCCGCGTTTCAACCCCAGCGGTGTGCTGGAACGTGGCTTGGGCATCTCGGTCGACGGACTGTTCACCTCGTACTGACCCACCACCAAGGCGGCGCCGCCGCGCGCCGCCTGCCGGAGAACGCATGGCCTACAAGCTCGCCGTCGGGGAGTTCATCGACTTCCCCGTCACGCTGGAATTCAACGACGCCGGCAACCAGCGGAAGTTCACCTTCCGCCTGGTGTCCAAGCGCCTGCCCGAGGCGGTGCTGTCCAAGCACACCGACCAGATGATCAGCGCGGCGTCAACCATCGACGGGCGTGTGGAGGCCACCAACGCGCTGTTGCAGTCCTACGTGACCGACTGGCGCGGCCAGACCCTGGTGCTCGACGACGACGGCCAGCCCGCCGCGTTCAGCCCCGAGGCCTTTGCAGTGATGCTGCAGCAGAACGGTGCGGCGGTCGAAATCTCACGCGCCCTGACAGAGGCCAACCGGGCCAAGGGCAAACCGGGAAACTGAAGCGGCTGGCCCAACTGCTGGCCGCTGGCGACATTGCAGACGAGGCGGCAGATGACCAGCAGCCGGGGCCAGCCCCACCCATCAGCGATCGCAACGCCCGCCAGCCAGGCGCGCGGCGCGCTGATGCGCCGGCCCGGCCTGATCTGCCCGTCTTCCACGTGCTGCCCGAGTGCGTGCCCGTCTACCTCATGTGGCAGGCCGTGCAAACGCAATGGCAGTGGACGACAGACGGGCTGGGCTCGCGCCGCGTCGGCCTCTCGTACCCGGGTGTGCGTGCAGCGCCGGCCTTCGCCCGCCTGCGCGGCCGGCGTCAGCGTGAAGCGATGCTGGACGACCTGTGCGTCATGGAAGCGGCATGGCTCAACGAAGACGCGCGCCAGCGCCGCTACCGCGCCAGCAAGGCACAGCAGCCGCCCGTCGACGCGCTGCCGGGGTGACCTGGCATGAACAACGAGATCCGCTTCCGTGTGGCGCTGGACGGCGCACAGCAGGTGCAGGCCGGCGCCCAGCAAGCCGCCCAAGGCGTGGAGCGGCTGGGCGCCACCTTTGGCGCAGCCCAGCGGCAGGCGGGCCTGACCGGGCAGCAGACCGCGCAGCTGAGCAACCAGCTGCAGGACCTGTTCATCCAGATCCAGGCCGGCGGCAACCCGCTGACCGCCTTCCTGCAGCAGGGCTCGCAGCTGTCGGCCGTGTTCGGTGGTGCCGGCAACGCGCTGCGGGCCGTGGCCGGCCTGGTGACGCCTGCCGTGGCCGCCTTCGCGGGCGTGGCTGCAGCACTGGGCACCGTGGCCTACGCCTTCCTGCAGGGCGACAAGGAACGTATGGCCTTCGCCAAGGGCATCGCCATGACGGGCAATGCCGCTGGCGTCACCGCCAGCCAGCTCAATGAACTGGCCAAGGCTGCCGCCAGCTACGGCGCCAGTCGTGGGCAGGGTGCCGACGTGCTGGCGCAGCTGGTGGCAACCGGCCAGGTTGCCGCAAGCGTTCTCGGCCAGGCAACCGAAGCCGCGATCCGGCTGCAGCGCGACGGCGGCATCGCCATCGACCAGACCGTGAAGGCCTTCGCCGAGATCGGCAAGAACCCCGTCGAGGCCATCAAGCGGCTGAACGAAGGGCAGAACTTCCTCAGCGCTGGCGCGTACAAGCAAATCCGGGCGCTGCAGGACCAGGGCAAGGAACTCGATGCCGTGCGCCTGGCGCAAGAGACCTACGCCACGGCCAGCGTCAGCCGCATGAAGGAGCTGGAGAACCAGCTCGGGGCTGTCGAGAAGGCCTGGCGCTTTGTCGGCCGTGAAGCTGCAGAAGCGTGGCAGAAGATCCTGAACATCGGCCGGCCCGACACGCTGGAGGACCAGCTCAAGTCGGCGCTGGCTACAGCTGCGGCGTTCGACGCGCCTGGTCGCCGAAGCCAGGACCCGGTGCGCGACGCGCAGCGCAAGGCAGCCGCTCAGCAGCGGGCAGAAGAACTGCGCGCGCAGTACCTTGCGGAGCTGGAAGTGGCTCAGGCCACCGCGGACGGCGCGGCGGCCCGCGACAAGTCGATCAAGTCCATCGACAAGCAAGCCGACGCAGCCAAGAAGGCCGTCGATGAGTTCAGGCAACTTGCCGACGCCGGCCGCAACATGGTGCAGGCCTGGGACCTGTCCGACGCAGGCTTCGACCCGTCGTTCTTGCGGCAGATGCAGGAGCTGCAGGCCTACGCCAAGGCGGCCGGGCTCAGCACCGAGCAGCTGGCCGTGGCCACCGAACGGCTGCTGCAGAAGCAGCCCTTCGCGCAGCGCGAACTGAAGGCCGTGCAGGACCTGGCACGCGCCCGCGCCGACGCGCGCAACGCAGAAGACAAGGGCATCGACGAGTACCTGGCCAAGCAGCAGAAGGCCCGCGAGGCCAGCCTGCAGTCGGCGCAAGACAGCATCCTCAAGCTGCAGGAAGAGGCCGCCGCCGCCGACCTGATGCGTGGCACGAACCTCAGCCTGGCCCAAGCCATCGAACTGGTTGGCATCGCTCGCCTGCGCGAACAGCAGGCGCGGCTGACCGAGGGTTCGGAGCCGTACATCGCGATCGAGCGCGAGGTCGAAGCGCGGCGCCAGTTGATCGCCCTGCTGGGCGAGAAGGCCACGCGCGAAGCCAATGCCAAGGCGGCGGCCGACGCGGCCCAAGAATGGGAACGCACCGCCAGCGACATCCGCGGCGCACTGACCGACGCCTTCCGTCGCGCGTTCGAGAGCGGCGATGACTTCGGGACCGCGTTTGCAAAGACGCTGGGCAACGAGATCAAGGCGCGCGTTGCCGCGGCGCTGGCTGAAGCGCTGGCCGGTCAAGTGCTGAGCGCCATCGGGCTGCAGATTGCCAACGGAGCGAACGGGTCTGGCGCAAACAACTACGTGCAGCTCGCCAACTCGGCCAGCACGCTGTACGGCTACGGCAAGTCGGCCTATGCGTGGATGACCGGCGCCTCTGCCACGGCGGCCGGCACCGGCGCAGCGACTGGCGCCACCAACGCGGCGCTGATCGACTCTGCGGCCGGGACGGCCGGCTACGGCGCATCGTCGGCAAGCGGGGCAGGATCTGCGGCCGGTAGCGCATCATGGGCCGGCTGGGCAGCGCTGGCCATCATGGCAGCAATGCAGGGCAGCAGCGACTGGTCCGCAGGCTTCAGGCGGCAGCAGGCACGCGAGTCTGGCACCGCGCTCGGCTACGCATCGGCGCTCACCGCGCAACTGTTCGACGACCTCGGCATCAGCGACCGCATCGCCGACATCATCAGCGGCGCCACGTTGACCGCCAGGGCTTTCGGCCGCGCCGCGCCGCGCATCGAATCGACCGGCCTGGCCGGCACCATCGGCGGCGGAGACTTCACGGGCCAGGCTTACGCCGACATCGTGGAGAAGGGCGGCTGGTTCCGGTCAGACAAGCGCTACACCGAGTTCGCATCGTTGTCCGAAGAACTGGGCCGCTTCATGGACCAGGCCTCGGCCGCGGTGCTGACCAAGGCCCAAGACTTCGGCAAGGCACTGGGCTTGCCGGCCGAACAGCTGGCGAGCATCACGAAGGACGTGAAGGTCGCCCTCGTCGACCCGAAGGACGACACGGCCGCGGCCATCGCCGAAGCGCAAGACGCCAACATGAAGGCGCTGGCCGAAGCGCTGGGCGGCTACGGCGACGCCCTGGTCGCCGGCTACGCCGAAGCCGTCAAGCCCCTGGCAAACTACGGCGAGACCACCGCGCAGACCATCCAGCGCGTGGGCGAGTCGATCAGCGGCGTCAACGACATCCTGGACGCACTGGGCCTGACCGCGCTGCAGGCCAGCATCGACGGCGGCAAGGCGGCCATCGCGCTGCAGAACGCGTTCGGCGGCCTGTCGACGTTGCAGCAGGCCGCCAGCGGCTACCTGCAGAACTACTACAGCGACAGCGAGCGCAGCGCGCTGACGCGCGGCGCCATCGGTCAAACGTTGGGTGCCGCGGGCCTTGAAGTGCCGGCCACGCGCGAAGCCTTCCGCGCCCTGGTCGACGCGCAGGACCTGATGACCGAGAGCGGGCGCAACGCCTTCGCGGTGCTGATGTCAGTGCAGGACGCCTTCGCGGCCATCACCGAATCCGGCCGCAGCGCCGCCGACATCCTGCAAGAGCGCAACGACATCGAGGAGCGGCGCCTCACCTTGCTGGGCGACACCGCCGCGCTGCGCGAGCTGGAACTGTCCAAGCTGGACGCCAGCAACCGGCCGCTGCAGCAGCAGGTGTACGGCCTGGAAGATGCCGCCGCGCTGCGCGCCGCCATCGACTCCAACATCGCCAAGTTCCTGACGCCGCAGCAGGCCACCGACTACCAGTACAGCACCATCGCCCGCGACCTGCAGTCGGCCGGGCTGTTCGGCGGCGTCGACAACCTGGCCGGCACGCTCAAGGGCGCCAGCAAGGACCAGATCTTCGCGTTCGCGCAGCAGTTCGTCGCCCTGTCCGACACCAGCGCCGACGCGAAGATCGCCATCGTGGAAGCGGCCGGCGCGCTGGCCAGCCTGAAGGAAAGCGCAGCCGCCGCGGCCGAAGAGTTCGCCAAGCGCATCACGCAGTTCACCTCGCAGCTGCGCTCGTCGGACCTGTCGCCGCTGTCCTACCGCGAGCAGCTGAACAACGCCCGCAGCCTGTACGACAGCACGCTGACGCGCGCACAGGCCGGCGACACCTCGGCGCAGCAGGACCTGCTGGGCAACGCCCAGGCGTACCTGCAAGAGGCGCGCAGCTTCTTCGGCTCAGGGGCCGAATACGCCGATGTGTTCATGCGCGTGACCAGCGCCCTGGACAAGCTCGGCGCCCCGTCGGTCGACCCGCAGGTGCAGGCCATCCGCGATCAGGCCGTGCAACTGGAAGCCGTGCGCAGCAGCGTGGTCGACCTGTCCACCACCAGCGGCAACCGGGCCGACACGCAGGCCGAGCTGGCGCGTGCGCAGATCGTCGAGCTGCAGAACGTGGTCGAAGCGCAGACCGGCACCAACGCCGCGCTGACTGCCGGCCACCGCGCGCTGTGGGACCAGCTGGAGGCACTGAACGCCCGCGTGCAGCGCCTGCTGGACAACGCGCAACTTGACGCGGTGTCGCCGACATGACCGCCCGCATGTCCTTCGTGGCCGAGCTGAACCTGGTGGTCGACGCCTCAGGCGCCACCACGCGGCTGCTGTTCGGCACCGAGGGCTGGGCCACCAAGCCCACCGACACGCCGGCCAACACGCACATCGCCGGGGTTCTGGCCGACCCCGGGTCGATCAGGAGCGAGCTGTTCAGCGGCGCGCGCCTCACCGGCCCGGTGCGGCCGAGCTTCGGCCAGATCGTGCTGAACAACGCCGACGGCGCGCTCGACGGGATGATGAGCTACGGCATGGGCGGCACGGTCACGGTGCGCTACGGATCGGTGGGCGACGCCTACCCGGGCGCCTGGACGACGGTGTTCACGGCCTACGCCTACGCGCTGGTGGTGGACTTCAAGGAAGTGCGCGTCCTGCTGCGTGATCGGCTGTTCCTGCTGGACAAGCCCATCGTCACCGAGACCTTCGCCGGCTTTGGCGGGCTCAGCGGGACAGGCATCGCCAACAAGAAGCAGCAGATGGTGCTGGGGCGGCCTGGCCTCATCCCGCTGGTGCTGATCGACCAGAACGCGCAGATCTACTGGATGCAGGGCAACGGCGCCAGCGCGCGGCAATGGCTGTACAGCGACTCGTCCGACTACCACGTGTTCGACGGCGGCGTGCCCCTGGCGCGCGGTGCGCCCTACACCACGGCGGAAGAGGGCGTGACGGTCGAGCCGGCGCCCGGCGAGTTCCGCCTGTTCGGCATGGGCGCGGCAACGGACGCGCGCTACGAATCCACCGGCCCGGTGTACGTGCGGCTGGGCTCGCCGCCGGAGTTCGAACTGCGCGCCCAGGCGGTCGGGCTGCTGAAGAACGACGCCAACAGCAGGGCGGCGCCCTGGACCTTCGTCGACCTGCTGAACCGCGCCGGCATCACCGACGTGACCACCGGCAACTTGGCGCCGGGCAGCACGGTTCTGCGCGCTGGCAACCGCCTCATCGACGGTGATCAGACCTACCTTGAAGTGATGTCGGACGTGGCCGCCGCGCGCTTCGACGCCTTCGGGTTCGACCGGCTCGACCGGTTCTTCATGTTCAACCTGCAGCTGGGCGATGAGGGCGCCGATGCGGCGGTGCACACCTTCACCGTGCACAACGCCAAGGACTTCCGGCGCCAGCCGGTGCCGGGCCAGGAGGCGCCCGCGTGGCAGGTGTCGGTGAATGCCGGCATGGCCTGGCCCAGCCAGATCGCCAACAGCCTGAGCGCAGAGCAGGCCGACAAGTTTCAGCGCGAGCGGCAGCAGTCGTTCACCGGCACGGCCGACAGCGTGCGCACGGCCAACCCGGGCGCTGAGTCGGCCACCATGGAAGTGGTGGGCAACGAGTTCTCGACGCTCGACCAGCGCAAGGCGTTCGTGAAGCGTTACTTCGAGCTGTTCGGTGCGCGCCGTGACCTGATCGCCGTGACCGCGCCGCTGTCGCCGGAGACCATCGCCATCGACCTGCACAGCAAGGTGATGATCAGCATGCCTCGGCTCGGGTGCGGCGGCGGTCGCACCTTCCGCGTGGTGATGTCCGATCTGAACCTGCGCGCACGCACGGCCACATTCTGGTTGTGGGGCGGCACCATCGGGCCATCCGACGCAGTGCTGGGTGGCGGCAGCACCGACACCGGCGGCGGCAGCATCCCGCCCGGCAAGTTCGAGCCGCTGGTCGAGATGGGCGAGTTCGTCACCCAGCTGGCCGGCTCGGTGGGCGGCGGCGGTGGCGGCACGCTGGAAGCAGCGATGGGTGAGTTCACGTTCGTGACCAACGTGAATTCGGCATTCACCGATCCAGACTGGCCAAAGGTCACGTTCCTGCTGAACACGAACGGCGCCGACAACTCGACGACCTTCACTGACGCGTCGACGCTGGCCCACACCATCACCACGAACGGCGACGCGAAGGTCACAGGCAACCGGCTCGACTGCGACGGCACGGGCGACTACCTGCTGGTCCCGAAGCATGTCGGCTTCGACTTGGGGTCCGGTGACTTTGCCATCGAGGTGATCGCCGCGGTGATCAATAACCCAGGCACCGGCCCGCGGCCGCTGCTCGCGTACTGGAGGACCGGCGCCGCCGAGTTGGGTTGGTACTTCGGCATCAACAACTCGAACAGCTTGGTCTTCTACTACTCGCTGGACGGTGGTTCCGGGGTGTTCACGCCAGTCTCGTCCGGGCCCATTTCCATCGGTGCGACACCCCAGCACCTGATGGTCAACCGGATCAGCGGCACGCTGCGTCTCTTCATCGCTGGCGTGAAGCAGTACGAGGCGACGCATTCGGTCCCGATCCACGCGCCGACAACGACACCCCTGACGGTGGCCGGCGTCGATTACTCGTCTTCCAGCTCGCACACCGAACTGCTGATGAACCACCGCACGGCCCGCATCACCAAGGGGTCAGGGCGTGGCTACACAGCGAACTTCACGCCGCCGACCGGGCCCTTCCCCAACTCATGACGCAACCATAGGCAGCACCACATGCAATGGGGCACAACTCTCCGCAACGCCTGGCTGGCGCTGATCGAATCGACGATCGGCCCCGGCATGAAGATCCGTCTGCTGACCGGCGACCCGCCGGCCAACTGCGCGGCGTCTGAAACCGGCACGCTGATCTGCCAGATCACCTGCCCCAGCAACTACTTCGACGACCCGGTCAACGGCATCATGGCCAAGACGGGCACATGGTCCGGCACTTCGTCTGCCATCGGGGTGATCGGTTATGCGCGGTTCCTGGACAGCACCGGCAGCGTGGTGCACTGCCAGACCTTGGTCAGTCAGGCCATCTCGCTGTTGACGAGCGCCAGCACCCCGGCAAACAGCATCACGCTGACCTTTGCCGACACCGCTGGCGTCGACGTCGGGGCCGCCGTGCGCGGCACCGGCATCCAGACCGGCACCACCGTCCTGGCCATCACGCCCACCACGGTGACCATCAGCATCGCCAGCACGGCCGGCGTCGCGTCAGGGGCCCGCATCACCTTCGGCGACACCAGCGGCGACACCTTCCTGAACGTCATCGACATCACGTCCGTGTGGCAGCCCATCGTCATCGACGAGTTCTCGATGATCGCCCCGGGGGCCTGAGGTGCTGGGCTTGTTCTTCCCGAACCGCGCCACGCAGAGGGTCGTGACCCTTGGGTCGTGGCTTCCGGCGCTGCCCGCATCCAACGTCTGCACGCCGGACATCACCAAGGTGGCGCGAAGCACCAACGACGCCGAGGCCAGCACCAAGTTCTGCGTCGACCTGGGCGCCGCGTATGCGCTGCGCGCGTTTGCCCTGGTCAACCACAACCTGTCGGCGGCCGCGCAGTGGCGCATCCTGCTGGGCACCACGGCCGGCGCCTCGGATGTCTACGCGGGCACGCTGGCCGACTGGCTGTCTGCCACCTTCGACGCTTCCATGGCCGCGCTGGGCATGCAGGACGCCGAGTACCTGCGCGACGGCACGCCGGCCATCATCGTGCTGCCTACCACGCAGTCTGCGCGGTACGTGACGGTCGAGATCTCCGACACGAGCAACCCCAACAACTACGTCCAGGTTGGGCGCTTCTTCGCCGGTGGCGGGTTCGTCCCCAGCTACAACGCCACGCAGCTGCGGGACGGCTGGGTCGACCTGAGCACGCGAGACCGCAGCGAGTCAGGCGCCCTGTGGAACACGGCCCGGCGGCGCCTGCGTCGCGTGCAGCTGGTGCTGGAAGGGCTGTCGCTGGACGAGGGCGACACCTTGCACGAGATGCAGCGCGTGCTGGGCACCGTCGACGAGGTGCTGTACGTGCCGAACCTGTCCAACATGGCCCAGTCGCAGCGCTACGGGATGCTGGGCACGATCGAAGAGATGTCGGAACTGGACTACCCGTTCTTCCGCGGGCGGCAACTGCCGCTTGTCATCACGCAGAAGGGGTGAGCCCATGTGCCACCACCAACCCACCCCAGCAGCACACCAGGAGTTCTAAACCATGGCTGACATCGTTTTCAACATCGCCAAGGGCCGCGTGGCCGAGCTGTACAACCGGGTCAAGACGGCCGACCCATCGGCCGCGCGCTTGTACGTCATCCCCATCAGCGCAGGGGCTGTCAGCGACGCCACAGCGCTGGACGTGGACACCTTCGCCGACTTGGTGACGGCAGGCGTCACCGAGCGCACGGCCAACGGGTGGAACCGCAAGACGCTGGCCGCAGCCGACTTGGCCAGCATGGCGCCGGACGACACCAACAACCGCATGGACATCGACATCCCCGACCAGACCTGGACGGCTGTGTCGACGGATGCGGTCACGGATCTGGTCATCTGCTACTCGGCCACGGCCAGCCCGACGAACGCGCAGCTGGTGCCGCTGACGCTGCACGACTTCGCCGTGACGCCAAGCGGCGGCGACGTGACGGCGCAGATTGCGGCGGCCGGCTTCTACCGGGCCTCGTGATGATTTCATGGAGTGACCACATGACCCCGCACTACCTGCGCGCCCTGCGTGCCACCAAGGAGAACTGACCATGGACGCATCCCTGTATCCCGCCCTGAAGACCGCCATCCTGGCCGAAACCGACCCCGAGTTTGTCGGCTACCGCACCAACGGCCAGACGACATTGATGGCTGGATGGCTGAACGCCAACCACGCCAGTGAACTCGCCTGGAACGCCGAATCTTCGTGGGCGTCCATCTTCGACGCCATAGACGGGTCGCTGTACACGCCGCCGGCGGCCCAGGTGCAGGCGGCAACCGACACGGTGGCAACCAAGCTGCTGTTGTGCAACCTGCTGAAGCTGACCATCCAGCAGAACATGCTGCTGGCAATGCAATCTGCGGATGCGCGCCGCCCCGACACGCGCGCCGCCATCCTCGACAGCGTGACGGGCGTCTACACCCTGAACGCCTACAACCGCACCAACCCGGGCGGCACCAGCGGCGGCAATGTGGCTGCCAGCATGGTTCGGCCCGTGCGACGCGGTGAGCTGATCTTCGGCGGCGCAACGTCCACGGCCGGCGGTATCACCGCCCGCACGCTGACCTGGGAGGGGTTTGTCACCGACTCCGACATCAGCGCGGCCCTGCAAGGGTGAGGTGAGCCATGGCAACAACCCTAAAGCTCGCCGGCTTCCAGGCATCGGCTGCGGCTGTTGCTTGGACGGGCGCAACGCAGAAGATCGACAGCCTGACCGACAACGAGTGGACCGACTTGTCGGACGAGATCGACAACAGCACGAATCTGTATTTCGGCTGCATGCTGGAACTGGTGCTGGGGTCGGCAGCTTTCACGGGGACGGATGCGGGCGTTGAGGTCTACATTGTCCCGAGTGTGGATGGCACAAACTATCCCGACTGGACAGGCAACGGCACCAGCGACGCGCCAGAGCAGGCTGGCTATTTCGTCGCATTCCTGCCTATCAAGGCATCGACATCCGCGAAGCGCGTTGCATCGGATCCCGAAGACCCCATTGAACTGCCGCAAGGGAAGTTCAAGTTCGGACTTCGCAACCGGGGCAACGTTGCGCTGGCGTCAAGCGGGAACACGCTTTCGTATCGCCCGGTTAGCTATCAGGCGGTTTGATGCTCAGGCTTGAGCGCGACACGTACATTGACTTTGAGCACGCGCTTGCTCAGGGTCTGCGTCTAGTCGCGCTGCAGCGCCGGGCGTATAGCGTTGACGGCGCGTTTCCGTATTCCGGCTACACCGTTTCAAGTAGGGGCGTCCAGAAGGGCCTAACGTCGGCGGCCGGCGTTGACTCGTCCGCGACAGGGCACACCTTTCTGGTTGTCGCCAACCTGGCCGCAGTGTCGTCTGACGCGGTTGCTTTTGGCCGCCTGCGCTACACCGGAGGGGCAAACTACGGCGCAGGTCTGCGATTTAACGCCGCAACGCTTGAGCTAGACGGCGGCATCGGAACATCGGCCTGGCACTATTCGGCGTCCTCAAGCGCTGTTCAGACTGGGCGGCATGTGTACGCCGGAGCAATCGGCGTCGGAGATGGCACAAGCACTGGCCGTCTGTGGCGAGATGGTGCGTTGCTCACCACTGGCGTGCACAGTGCAACCGCTTACGCGGCATCGCGGTGGGACGGTCAGGTTGATCTAGGCGGCGGGACGGCAACTGGCGCATCGGCCATCACGGGAGCAATCAGCGGCCACATAGAAAGTGGCCTGTACTACGCCCGCAGTCTGCCGACGGAAGACGTTGAATACCTGTCGGCCGCCATGCTGCGCGGACGGCTGCCATTCATGCGCAGCCAGCGCATATGGGTGCCGGTGTCGGCTGGTGGCTCTGGCCCTCAGACCGTTGCCATCTCCCAGGCCAGCGAGTCCGACACGGCACAGACCTTCTCTGCCACTGTCGGCAGCGTCACGGCAATCGGGCAGGCCTCGGAATCGAATGCCGCCCAGGCGCTGGCCACGCGACAGACGAAGGCCATTGGCCAAGCTGTTGAAGCCGATGCCGCGCAGGCTCTGGCTGCGGCGCAGCGCAAGGCGCTGGGGCAAGCGGCCGAGACGGACACCGCGCAGGCCTTCGCCACCGTGCAACGCAAGGCGGTCGGCCAGGCGATCGAAACCGACTCGGCCCAGCCCATCGCCTACTCTGCGCCGGGCACCATCGGGCAAGTGCTGGAAGCCGACGCCGCGCAGCCGATCGTGGCGAAGCAGGCCCGCGCCATCGGTCAGGCATCGGAGACCGAGTTCGCGCAGCCCATCACCGCCGGCACTGGCATCGCGGTCGCCATCGGGATGGCGCTGGAGATCGACACGGCTGGCGCCTTCGTGGCGCCGTTGCTTGTCGCCATTGGCCAAGCGCTTGAAGTCGACGCGGCCCGCGCCATGACGTCGATCGGCGGCGACGTGTCGATCGACCCGGCAACGATCCGGCGCGTGGCGCGCAGCCCAGCCCTGACGCGCCTGGCCCGCTCACCGGCCATGGTCCGATCAACCAACGGCCTCTGACAACCACCACACCCGCACACCATGGCCACCACCGCATCTGCCCTCTACCGACCCGCGGAAGACGTGACGCCCATCGACGTCGACGAGCGCGTTCCGCTGCTGTTCGACTACACCGACATGGCGGTCGGCGACACGTTCAGCGGCACGCCGGTCATCACGTGCGAAGCGATCAGCGGCACAGACGCCACGGCAGCAAGTCGGCCAGACGGCGCGCCCGAGGTCACCGGGCTGCAAGTGGTGCAGTGGATGACCGGCTGCCTGGCTGGCGTCACGTACCTAGTGCGCTGCAAGGCCACCATGGCGAACGGCCAGGTGCTGGTGCAGGCGATCAGCCTGCGGTGCGTGCGCGTGGGCGCAGCGGACGTGTGAGGTGAGCATGCCAACCCCCGAAGAACTCGCAGCCCTGGACCAGCGCGTCAGCACCTTGGAGACGGGCATGCGCATCGTCGCCGCCGGGCACGCACAGCTCACCGAGCAACTGGCCGAGATCGCCGTGAGCCAGCACCGCGCCGAGGCGCAGCGGCAGGCCCAGGACTCGCGGCTGGACAACGTTGATGCCGCGCTGGCGGAGAACAGCAGGCTGACGGCTGAAACACTGGTGGCCACACGCGACATCCGCGACCTGATGACCACCGCACGCACCGGTGGCCGCCTTGTGCGCTGGGCGGCTCCGACGCTGGCCGCGGCTGGCGCTACGTGGGCGACGCTCAAGGGGTGGTGGCCGTGGCACAAGGGGTGATGCCGCTGCCCGACCCGTCGCTGCCGTGGCCCATCCCCCTGGCGGCCGTGGCGATCATTGCCGAGTCTGAAGGCCTGCGCCTGGCGGCCTACCGCTGCCCGGCCGGCGTGCCGACCATCGGCTGGGGCGAGACTGACGGCGTGCGCATGGGCGACACCTGCACGCGCGAGCAAGCCGACCGCTGGCTGCTGGAAGACGTGACCGACCGGACCAAGGCCGTGCGCGCCATGTGCACGCGCGACCCGTCGGCAAACGAACTGGGGGCGCTGGTAAGCCTGGCGTACAACATAGGCGTTGAAGCACTGCGCAAGTCCACTGCGCTGCGACAGCACAATGCCGGCGACCACCTCGCCGCGTCGCGCGCCATCTGCCTGTGGGACAAGGCGCGCGTCGGCGGCGTGCTAACGACGCTGCCGGGCCTGACGGCACGGCGTGCGCGCGAACAGGCGCTGTACCTGACGCCTGACGAGTCAGTGCCTCAGCCTGTGCCGCAGGCTGTAGAGGCTGAGAGCCCAATCACGTCCAGCCCTGTGGCCCGTACTGGCGCCACGATCACGGCCGGCGGCGAGGCCGCAACGGCGCAGCCGGATGCCGGCGCACCATCCATGCCAGCCGGCGAGGCGCCGGACTGGACGCCGCCACCCGCACAGGAGACCCCTGCCATGGCCCCCATCCTCGCCGGCTTCGGCAAGTCGATCATCCTCAATGCGCTGCCCGCCATCGTGCAGGCCATCCCGCGCCTGGGCAGCCTGTTTGCCACCAGCGAGCAGGCCCAGAAGAACGTCAAGGCGCTGGAGGTGGTCACCCAGGTGGCGGCCGACGCCATTGGCGCCACCAACGCGCAGCAGCTGGTGGAGGGCCTGCAGGATGCCGACAAAGCCGCCGCGGCGCGCAACGTGGTGGACAACAACTGGGCGCTCATCCTCGACATGACCGAGGCGGGCAGCGGCGGCATCGACGGGGCGCGCAAGGCGGACAAGGCCATCACCGGTGAGCGCACGTTCCTGTGGTCGCCGAGCTTCTGGATGGGCGTGCTGCTGCTGCCCATCGTGTACCTGATCGTGCTGAACGTCATCGGCGTGCTGGGTACAGCGCAATGGTCGCCGGAGGCGCGTGCCGGCCTGGCGGGCATGCTGTCGGGCACGATCGTCGGCGGGCTGGTGGGCTACTACTACGGGCAGACCACAAGCCGCAACCGTGCGGCACCATGACCGATGCCCTCTACAGCACCCGCTTGCGCTGGGCCAGCGGCCGCGGCGTGGCCAAGCTGCACGGCCGCACGGTGCCGCTGCAGGCGCCGCCGGTGCTGGCAGGCCTGCCGGTGCACGCCGTCGACTACACGCCAGAGGTGCACTGCATCGAGATCCAGCGCCGGCCGTGCGACCCGCACGGCGAGATGACGCCGGACGAGGTGCGTGACGCCGACGCCTTGCTCGCTGCATTGGCTGGGTGATGGACGCGCTGGGCATCGCTGTCTTCTTGGCACTCACGGGGTGGGTGCTGGCCGGCCTGGCCGCGTGGGCGGCAACCGAATGGCGCACCGAGGTCGACCGCCAGCGCCGCGCCCGCGATCGCGCCGACTACGCTGCGCACAAGGCCGAGCAGCGCATCACCGACCTGCAGGCCAAGTGCGACGCACTGCTGGTGCGCATGGGGCGCAAGCAAGGGGCCGCGGACGATCTGGCCGAGGCGGCACTCGGGGTGGCCATGCTGGGGCGGCTGGATGCGCTGCACTCACCCGGGCCGGCGGCCACCGTCTCGGGCCTGCAGGCCGACAGCCTCGTCGGCTGATGCTGGCACCT